GAAGAGATTCTCTCCCTGGCTCCGTAAAGAAAAAATCAAAGATCTTGATGCAGTTAAATCTTACTATGGTTATAGTAATGAGAAAGCTATGCAGGCTTTGAAGATTCTAAATAAAGAACAAATCGATCACATTAATAAGCGACTTGATGTTGGAGGTACAAAATGACTGCATTTGCGGAACCAGAAGTTAACTGGTCACCTGATCAAATGATTGAAGTGACTCTCAATGAACCCGACGATTTTCTAAAGGTTCGTGAGACTCTGACTCGTATTGGAGTTGCTTCGAGAAAGGAAAAGAAGATTTATCAATCTTGCCATATCTTGCACAAACAAGGTAGGTATTATATTGTTCATTTTAAGGAACTGTTTGCTCTCGATGGTAAACATGCAAACCTAACTGTGAACGATGTTCAACGTAGGAACCGTATCATCAATCTTCTAAGCGATTGGGGATTAATCTCAGTTATCAAACCAGAAGGGATTACTGATGTTGCTCCTTTAAATCAAATTAAGGTTCTTTCTTATAAGGACAAAGGAGACTGGACTTTGGAAACCAAATATAATATTGGTAAAAAGAAGAAGGCGGAAACCGTATAATTCTTGGGGGGTTAACCACACCCCCTTTTTAATGTCTGCTCTTATAATTATATACGGATGCCTTCGGGGTCCACAAAACACAAACTCGCTTTTAAAGGAGCTAAAATAAATGGGTAACCTTCAACGCTATGTAGCGTCTGATCTTGGTAAGCTTATGGACCAGATCAATCGTAACGCTATTGGAATGGACGGATACTTTGATCGTCTATTCGATTTGCATGAAACAACGCAGAACTATCCTCCGTATAATCTAGTACAGGTAAGTAATGTAGAGTCTAGACTTGAAATTGCACTTGCTGGATTTAAGAAGGATCAAGTTCATGTGTATACAGAATTTGGGAAACTGTTCATCGAAGGACAACGAGAAGATGGAGAATCCCAAAACACCTATGCCCATCGAGGCATTGCTCAAAGATCTTTCACTCGCAGTTGGACACTCTCTGATGATACTGAAGTGAGAAACGTAACCTTTGAGGATGGGCTATTGACGATTGAACTAGGTAAAGTAGTACCAGAACATCATGCTAGAAAAGACTGGTTCTAAATAATTAGGAATATCGTCGTCGCTGCGCCGAGGGGATACTGGCAAAATCCAGTTGACTCCCCTCTTTTTTCTTGGTATAATGAAGTGCGTTTAAAAATATTATGTCTGTCAAACTAGTTCTTTTAAAGTCAAACGAAGAAGTTATTGCCGACGTGCAAGAACTGGTGGATGAAAACGATAAGGTACTGTTTCTTGTACTCACTAATCCATTCACATGCAAGTTAGTTGAGGCACCAGAAATGCTTATGGAAGGTGCTGAATCGTCGGAACCCAGATATAGTGTTCAGTTTTTCCCATGGATGCCACTGTCGAAAGACAAGAGGATCTCTATTGATCCAACCTGGGCAGTCACTATTGTGGAACCCACTGAAATGGTTAAAGAATCTTATGAGGCAAGGATGAATGGAACAACAGGAAATTAATGTACAGTGTATCATTCTGACCAATGATGAAGTTATCATCAGTCAGATTGAAGAAGTGGTTGCAGAACTTGGTGAACCAAATTGCAGACTAACTTCTCCATATAAAATTCTAGGCAGACATGAGACTGATGCACCAGTTGAGGAAAGATTTGTCCCATGGCTGTCCGATATTACCGATGACCGTGTTATAATGTTGTCATCAGACAAGATCCTTACCCTTGTCGAACCACACAAAAAACTTGTTGACTACTACCTGAAGCTTGCCACAACATGAGGTTTTATACCAACGTCTTTCAGATCGGAAACGATATCCTCGTAAGGGGTTATGAAAATGGGAGACACTTTAGTGATAGGGAAGAATTCTATCCCACTTTCTATGTTCCTAGTAAAGGCAAAAAGTCTGGATGGAAGACTCTTGATGGTACTTCTGTAGAACCCGTAAAACCTGGTACAATCCGAGATTGTAGAGAATTCCTGGACAAGTATTCCTCTGTTCAGGGATTTTCTGTATTTGGCAATGAACGGTATGTTCACCAGTACATCTCTGAAAAGTACCCTGAAGATGAGATTAAGTTTGATGCTAATCACATTAAACTCTTTACCATTGACATTGAGGTTGCGGCTGAGAGTGGATTCCCTGATGTATTCAACTGTGCGGAAGAGTTGCTTCTGATTACTATTCAGGACTACTCCACTAAGCAAGTTATTACTTTTGGTTCTCGTCCGTATGCAAATACTGATCGTGATGACTTCAAGTATGTCCTCTGTGGTTCTGAAACTGAACTGATCATGACCTTCTTGGATTGGTGGCAAGCCAATACTCCAGAAGTTATCACTGGTTGGAACTGTGAACTGTACGATATTCCGTACCTTGTGGGTCGTGTTGAACGTCTCATGGGTGAGAAGACCGCTAAGAAGTTCTCTCCGTGGGGTATTGTTAGGAAGAATGATATTGTCATCTCTGGTCGTAAACAGATCTCATATGAACTTGCAGGAATCTCTGTAATCGATTATCTGGATCTTTATAAGAAGTCCCCTGCAACTCCCAACCAAGAGAGTTATCGACTGGATCATATTGCCAACGTAGAACTTGGTGCTCGTAAGTTGGATCACTCGGAGTACGATACTTTCCGAGAGTTCTATACTAAAGCATGGGATAAGTTCGTTGACTATAACATCGTTGACGTGGAACTGGTTGACAAACTTGAGGATAAGCTTAAGTTGATTGACTTGTGTTTCACCCGTGCTTATGATGCTAAGGTGAACTTCAGCGATATCGCCTATCAGGTTCGTACCTGGGACGCTATCATTTACAATTATCTTAAGAAACAAAAGATTGTAATCCCACAAAAGGAGAGGAATCAAAAGGATGAGAAGTATGCTGGCGCTTACGTTAAAGAACCTAAGCCTGGAGTTTATGACTGGGTGGTCTCTTTTGACCTCAACTCCCTATACCCTCACCTCATTATGCAGTACAACATCTCGCCAGAGACGTTGTTGGAACAGAAGCATCCATCTGCAACCGTAGATAAACTTCTGAATCAGGAACTCACTTTTGAGATGTATAGTGATTACGCTGTGTGTGCAAACGGTGCAATGTTCCGTAAGGACGTGAAGGGATTCCTGCCTGAACTGATGGAGAAGATGTACAACGAACGTGTCATCTTCAAGAAACGAATGCTCAAGGCAAAACAAGAGTATGAGAAAACCAAGAATCCCGATCTTATCAAAGAAATTGCAAGGTGTAACAATGTCCAGATGGCTAAGAAGATTGCACTCAACTCTGCTTATGGTGCAATCGGTAATCAGTATTTCCGTTACTACAAACTGGCCAATGCGGAAGCGATTACGCTTTCTGGTCAAGTCTCTATCCGTTGGATTGAGAATAAGATGAATCAGAGGATGAATAAAATCCTCAAGACCGAAGGAGTTGATTATGTCATTGCTTCTGATACCGATTCCATTTATCTTCATATGGGTCCTTTGGTTGAAGCTGTATACAAAGGAAGAGAGAAAACTACTGAAGGCATTGTCTCGTTCCTTAATAAGATCTGTGAGGTGGAACTTGAGCCGTATATTGACCGTTCTTACAAAGAACTGGCCGACTACGTGAACGCCTATGATCAGAAGATGTTCATGAAACGTGAGAACATTGCTGATCGTGGTATCTGGACTGCCAAGAAACGATACATTCTCAATGTCTGGGACAGTGAGGGTGTTCGGTACAATGAACCTAAACTCAAGATCATGGGTATTGAGGCAATCAAAACCTCAACTCCTGCACCTTGCCGTAAGTTTCTGAAGGATGCTTTCGGACTTCTGATGTCTGGTACTGAAGATGAGATGATTGATTTTATCGAACAGTGTAGAAAGGATTTCTATTCACTCCCACCACAAGACATCGCTTTCCCTCGTAGTGTCTCCGATATCAACAAGTGGAAATCTTCGGCCGACATGTACAACAAAGGTTGTCCTATCCATGTTAGGGGAGCAATCCTTTATAATTATTGGACTAAGAAAAAGGAACTAGATAATAAGTATCAAGCAATTCAAAGTGGAGAGAAGATCAAGTTTTGCTACTTGAAAACTCCCAATCCCATTAGGGAAAATGTCATGTCCTTCATTCAGGATTTTCCAAAAGAACTTGGATTGGACAAGTATATTGACTATGAATTGCAGTTCAACAAATCTTTCATTGAACCTATCAAGGTCATTCTTGATTGTATTGGATGGGAGGTTGAGCGCAAGAATACTCTGGAGTCTTTCTTTGTATGATTAGGTATTGTGTTTCTTGGTCTAATACTGGATTCTTTCATGACGATGATGTAAAAATCTTCGAAGATTATGAGACCGCTAGGTGGTTCCTTAAAGATATAAAGACACAGGGATATTCTTATGTTAGAATGTTCGAAGCGGAGGTTGATTATTCATGAAGAGAATTATTACACTAGTTACGGGTGGGTTTGATCCCATCCATAGCGGACACATTGCATACTTTAAAAAAGCCCGAGAACTCACCAACTATTTGGTGGTGGGTTTGAATACTAACGAGTGGTTGAAGGATAAGAAAGGTCAGTATTTCCAAGACTGGAAAGAACGTGCCGAGATTATTCGCCATTTGGAAATGGTGGATGCAGTCATTACAGTTCCCTATGATGAGAAAGGATCTGCATGTGGAGCGATTGAAACTTGTTTGGAGATCGCACAAACTGTAGTCTTTGCCAATGGTGGAGATCGCGGTAAGGATAATACTCCAGAAGTTGACATGTATGGTGATAATCCTAGAGTTGAGTTTGAATATGGTATCGGTGGTAGTAACAAATTAAACAGCAGTTCTTGGTTACTCCACGATTACTTTAATAGACAGAGAAAAATTCTTGGCATATGAGTGATCTTGATTTAGTTTGGGAACCTTTAGAACTTCCCAACATTGAGTTAT